CTCACGGATGCGCTGGAGGTGCATGGGACGGCGGGCCTTCTTCCGGTTGCTTTTGTACGGCGGGTACACGGTCTTGCGGAAGTTGGACTTCGAGGTGAACGCGAGGATAACGCCGGAACATGCGGTGATGTCTTGGATGGCATTGATGGCCTCGCCGAAGTCGATCTTCACCCGGTCCCAGTCCGAGTGCAGGGTCCAGACATCGTCGTCCCATTCGGTCTCGACCTCGGCTGAAGCACAGACTTGGAAGGCCGTGATGTCGGCGTCGATCAGGACGGTATCAACTTTCTTGCTGCTGTTCGGCATGACGAGCGATCTCCCTTTCTCGGAGTTGGAGGTGTTGTGCGACCGCAAAGAGGTCGGCGGAGCTGTCGGTATCGAGTTTGAGGCGGTTCGCTTCGAAGGAGACCCACTCGACGTTACCTATGACGTACCCTAATTCGGGATGAATGCGATCTAGGGAACATACGTGTTTGGGTTGGCTTGGGTCACCATGGACTGGAAGGCTCAACTTCGTGTGGAAGACAGGACAGGTGCCGGTCCAGATTTGCTTGAGGTACTCTTCAGTCAGGTTGAACGGCAGTCCCTTCTTTTTGGCTCTGGCCTTTGCGGAGACTAAGCGACTTCGAAACGGATGGGATTTTTGGGATTGTAGTGAGGAAGCCTTATGACAGGGTCGGCAGTAATGCTGATACCCGTCTGCCGTGGACGAGTTTGCGTGGAACTCACTGACCGGCTTAACGGTATCGCAGCTCGTGCATCTCTTCTTATCAGTCATGGTTGGTCAGGACCTCCCACGACACCGGAGCAACACCTGAGAGCTGCTCTGAGATATCCCGGGCAATGATGCCGGTCTCTTGCTGAGCGTCCTCTGACAGGCGCAGCTTGCAGATGCGAGCAAACGCAGCGAGGCTGCCGGTCCAGTACCACTCCGTCATCATGGACTGCGGCAAGACCGCCCGGGCTTGCTCAGGGGCAACGCCCATGCTGAGCAGAAACTCGTAGGTCTCCGTGGCGGTCGTGATGGCAGACATGTAGGCCATTCGAGTGGTCGCTTGGTCGGCGATGGGGCCGGAGCTGCCTTGCTTGGCATTCTCCGGTCTCCCACGCCACTCCTCAGGGACCCAGATTTGCACCTCGTCATCCACGTAGCGACGTGAGATCTCGTTCTCGGTCAGGCCGACTTTGTGTTTGAAGAGCTGGCGGGCCACGAATATCGGGGCCTTCACTTGGAAGGTCGCCGTCACGTGGCTGAACGGTGTCCAGTGGTCGTGTTTGGCGAGGTACTTGATCAGCTTGGCGTCTCGCTCTGAGAACGTCTCAACCTGCTTCTTAAAACTGACACGGGCAGCGTTGACCACAGTCAGGTCATCGCCCATGGCAGAGATTAACTTTGCGTACATGGGCAATCTCTCTGTTGTAGCAGCATCGTCGAGGATGGACGACACTTGGGGAAGAATAGTTACTTCGAGAGCCTCTTCGCGAGGTCGGTGTAGCCACCGATGTGCTCTCCATCGAGCCAGACCTGCGGGACCGTTTCGATGTGCTCGACCCGCATCCACTGTTGCATGTCACGGTCTCGGTCGAGGTCGTGGTACTCGTAGGTGATCCGGTGCTGCTTCAGCAGCTTGCGGGCTTCGCGGCACCACTTACAGCCGCTCTGGCCGATGATGATCGCTCGTTTATTCGTCTTCTTCATGATCTCTCTCTTCGGCCTGTGGCTCTTTGTGGAAGGCGACCAGCCATTCCTTGACGATCCCGCTGCGCACAATGTCATCGATGCCCAGCTCAACGGCTGCGCAGCTAATGTTGTGACGGCGGGCAATCGCAAGGAGCTGGGAGAGGCCGCTTGAGTGTTGGTGGATGTCGGTCTGGGCGACGTCACCGTCGATGACCAGTTGGGTGCCTTCGCCGACGCGGGTGACCAGCATCTTCAGTTCATGAAGGGTCAGGTTCTGTGCTTCATCGACGATCACAAAGGCCTCTTTGAACGTGCGGCCCCGCATTGTTTCCAGCGGTGCGACCTCGATCTTCTTGGTCTTGATGCAGTACTCGACGAAACCCTTGCCCAGCCGCTCGATCAGCGGGTCTAGCAGGGGGATCATCCACGGCTCCATCTTCTCGTCTTGAGTTCCCGGTAGGTAGCCCATCGACTTACCTACGCTGACGGTTGGTCGGCACAGGATGATGCGCTGGATCTTACCCTCAGCCAGCCAGTCGGCGGCCATCGAGGCCGGGATGTAACTCTTCCCGGTCCCCGCTGGTCCGGTGACGATGACCTGAGGTGATCCCTTAATCGCCTTTATGAGCTCGAGCTGTCCTGCTGTTTTTGCTTGGAGCGGGTGCTTTGGCTTTTGGCGAGGTGGTTGGGGTGCGTTTTGGTGCTGTTGCTGCTGGTCGGCTTGCTGTCGCTGACGCTTCAACCGTTGGGCTTCCTTTGCTTGTCGTTTTCGGATCCGGCGCTGGAGGCGCTGGTCGGTCTTGGTGCTCACCACAGAAATTTTCCAGAGAGGTAGAGGTGGGGGTGGGGTAGCGGTGACACCGGGGGCCAACGAAGGGGTGTGCCTTCTGCCACCGGCAGGTGCCGCAGGTGTTGGGTGTTGGGGTGTGGTTCATCGCAGTTTTCGTCCTTTGCGCGTGTACTTCTTCTTGTTCTTGAGGCGTTTGGTGCGGAGGTGCTCGAGACGCTGTAGGGCCCGAGCCACAGGGTTACGTTTGGCCACCATGGATCAGTGCGTCTCCGACCAGTTGCTGCCGATGCTGAAGTCGGCGTCGAGCTGGCACTTGAAGTCGAAGTGCTCCTGCACCTTGCGCATAGCGTCCTGACAAGCCTGACCAACGGCCTCAGCTTGATCCGGGGGGCACGAGAGCTGGACTTCGTCATGCACCCAAGCATGCCATTGGACGTCGAGGCCTCGCTCTTTGAACAGCGGGTCCATCTCGACCAACCATTGCTTGCACAGGATCCCGCCTGCGCTTTGCAGGAGAAGGTTCAGGCTACTATGGGGTGACCGGCTGTGGAGCTTGCGCCCGTCGAGGCCGATCAGGTGACCGCGTTCGTTGCTTTTGATCTGGCAAACTTCGATCAGGCTTCCGAGCGCGGGCACCGCATCGAAGAAACGCTTCTTGAGCTTTGCTCCAGCTTGCGGACCCTTGCCCACGATGGACCCAATCTTTGCGTTCCCCCCGCCGTAAAGCAGGGCGTAAATGAACGTCTTGGCTTGGTCCCGCGTTGGCAGACCGGCGGCGTTTTGGTTCCGGGTGTGGATGTCACCATTCACCACCTCCTCAGCGTACTCGGTGTCGCCGAGCATGTTCAGATAATGAGCGAGGCAACGAAGCTCGAGGCCAGAAGCATCAGCACCAACCAACAGACGACCATGAGGAGCCATAAACAGGCGTCGGCAACGCTCCCCAAACGGTGCCCTGTTCCCGGGGCACTGAGCAATGTTCGGATTGCTGTGAGTAGCCCTGCCAGACACAGCACCATTAGTGATAACGCGGCCATGGATACGCCCGTCCTTTTCTTTCTTGAGCCACGCTTGATTGCCGTCTGATAACTGGCCGAGGCGTTTGGTGATGGTGAAGTGGTCGGCCAAGTCCTTGCAGACCTCCCAGCCCTCGTCCTTGTAGAGCTGGGTTAGGATGGTCTCATCCACCTTTGGTTTACCGCCATCGGTGAAGGCCTTTGGCTCCCAGCCGTAAAGCGTGGTGAGCCGGTTTGCGATGTGATCGCGGGAGGTCGGGTTGAACACTACCGTTCTTCCGGTTTTACGTGTCTCCTGTCCTTTGACGTACCCGAGTTTCGAGTTGTTCGCCTTGGGCACAAAGAGGTCACCCGGTACCTCCCACGATCCAAAAGCTGCTTGGAGGCGAGCCTGAATGTCGGCCTGTTCAGCCATCAGGTCTCTCAGCAACACCTGAGCCGCATCGCGGTCAAAGGGGAAGCCTGTGCGCTCTTGGCGTGCCATTAGGCGAGCGACGGCCATCTCCAAGTCTAACGCTCTTGTACTGTATTGTTCTTGTTGGATCCGATCCCACAGCGCGAGGGTGACTTCGACGTCCTGCTTGGCGTACTCGAACATCTCCTCGTTGAAGCTGTCGAAGCCGCCGCTGTAGTCGTCCTTCATGACACCGAGGCGCAGGCCGTAAGCCTTGAGGGAGTGGGATCCGTAAAGGTTCTTCGGCAGGGGGTGACCGGCCTTACCTCGGACCACGTCTTGGTCGAAGAGGTTGGACCAGATCAGCCGACCGGCGATCATCGTGTCGAAGTCGCGGGGGTCTTCCAGACGATCCCACCACCCCAGAGTTTTCTGGAGTGCCGGGAGGTCGAAGCCGAAGATGTTGTGACCCACGAGGACGTCAGCAACGTACAGTTTGCGAGCGAGCTCCTCACACTCGTCCAGCTTGGCAGCCAGACGCTCACCAGTGTCGATGTTGATCGCGGTGATGCAGAAGAGATCGTCAGGTGTCTCGAGGCCATCTAGGAGGCCTCGGGTTTCGATGTCGAAAATGTAGCGTTGCATGGGTACCTCGTGGGTTAGATGCGATATCGGGAAGATAGGTTAATTAAACGTGATCTTTGAGGTGTCGTAGGTGACGAAGCCGTCGTCCTCGATTTCCTCCTCGGAAAGGAGCTGCTCATCGACTTCGACGATCAGCCGGTACTCTTGCTCGAGGTCGACGTAGTCTTCAGTCAGATCGAACAGCGCCTGATCCATTTCGGCGTAGGCTTGCCGGAGACGGATGAGCTGCGCTTCGAGCTGGTTAGCGTCGTCGTACAGTTCCAAGTTGGCGTTGTCGGCATCTACGAGTTTTGCTTGGAGATCGTGGATCTCTTCCAGCATGTCCTCGAAGGTTTGCCGAAGTGCCTCAGCGTCACTGTCGGTGAACGCATACTTCTTTTGTTGCTTTCGATTGCTCATCGGGTGTCTCCGCTTGGGGTATCAGTCCAGCATGTATCGAGCGTAGCTCTTGCCGGTGATGGGGTGGGTTTTCAGGACGGTTCTAATCTGTACGCCGCGCTCACGGAGACGGCTGATTTCCTTGGTGAGGGAACCGACGCTGTATTCGATCACAGCTTCTCGCTGCGAGATGGAGCCTGCGCGGACAAGGTGGTTGAACACGAGGCCAGTGACATACGATAGTTTCATGAGAAATCCTTTCGGTTAGAGGGGTCAAAAGTTTTGCTGTTGCCTATATGACCGGAATTCATCTCAGAACGGGATCGCTTCGAGATCGACACCGTTTAGGGAAGATAGGGCCGGGGTGGTCGGAGCCGTGTTGCGGTGGTCCTCCAGTACTTCGGACAGCCGACCGGTCTGTAGGTCGTAGGTAAGGGTGCAGGCTGGACCGGTGATCCCGAGGTAACGTGATTTAAGCACTCTCACACACGTCCGGTTTCGTAGTTCAGGATCGTCAGCCTGCTGGTTGCGCTCGAGCGATAAACACATGTCGCTGAGCTGAGCGATGGCAGCGGAACCACGGAGTTGGCCGAGCGTGGTGCGGCCACCTTCTTCGTGCGCTGTGCCTTCGGGCCGCTTGAGGTGGCTGACCACTATCATGCCGCAGCCAAAGCGGCTTACGATGGTCCTCAGCTTGGTCATGAGGTTGTCGATCATGCGCCGCTCGTCGCCCTCTCCGATACCGGAGACGACCATGGAGACGTGATCAAGGACGATGTAATCACAGCCCTGCTGGCAGAGGTAAACGATCTTCGCCAACAAGTCGTCAATCTGGCTGGAACCGAAGTGGTCGTACAGCAGCAGATTGCCGGTGCCTGCCGTAGCATCAAACGCATCCCGCATGGTCTGCTCGTCCACCTCATAGCCGTGCAGGTGTAGTGGCTTGTTGGCATGGACGCCCATCAGACCAAGGATGGTGCGCTTGACCGGCTCCTCGAGGAACAGGGCACCGCACTTGAAGCCGTGCTGGAGCAGATCGTAAAGCAGCTCACGGACCACGGAACTCTTGCCCATGCCAGAGCCACTTGTGATGGTGACCAGCTCTCCTTTGCGTAAACCATGGGTCATCTCGTTGAGTCCTTCCCATGGATACGGGTGCTGGTCGTAGACCTCGACCTTGGTCACCTCGTCCCACAGGTCAGCGGCGTCGATGATCCCGTCGGGGCGGTACTCACTGGCGTCCCATACGGACTTCACTAGGTCCGCGTGCTTGCCTTGGATGAGCGCCTCGTTGGCGTCCTTGGCGGGACAGTTGGCGATATAGGCCTGTCCCGGGCGCAGTGTGGGGGCTACCTTCTCGACAGCCTCACGGCCAGCCTCGTCTTGGTCGAACATCAGGACGACCTTGTCGAACCGCTCGAGGAACTCAGCCTCCTTGCGGAACGTGCGGACAGCAGAGCTGGCACCGCCGTTTAGGGAGACCACAGCCCACTTGTGGTTCAGCACCTGCGAGACTGACATACAGTCGATCTCGCCCTCGGTGATGACCAGCATCTTGCTGTGGTTGCTCGTGTTGCACAGGTGCTGGCCGAAGAAGCCTGCGGCACCCGCGTCACCCAGCATTTTGAAGCGCTTGTCAGCAGTCCTGACCTTCTGCGCAACGACCTTACCGTCACGCTTGTAGTCAGCGACCTGCACGACGTCACCCGACATACGGGCGACATGGTAGCCGAACTTGCGGCAGGTCTCCTCGGTCAGCTTGCGCTTGCCGAGTGCTTGGTACTCTCCACGAAGAAGATCCATGGTGCCTCCTTGCTGCTGTTGGGGTGTGACGGTGTGCCCTTGGCTGTCGGTGACGGTGCGGGTGTTGCACACGTAGCACCACGCATGACCGTCATCGTAGTGGCCGTTGCCGTCGGATGACCCGCAGCTATCGCACGGGCCTTTGAACAAGAGGTTACTTTCGGTTTCGTGCTTCATTGCGAGCCTCGATGTAACGGGTGAAGAGGTCGTACCCCTCCAGACCGAGCAGCGAGGGTGCAGACAGGATCTCAGCCGCTGGATAGCGAGTGCTGAGGTCGTGCAGGAGGGACACGAGTGGCCCCTCGAGTTGTTTGGGGACGGGCATGGTTTTACCGTCGAAGTTCAGGATCGCGATGTAGACCGCAGTCTGATCATGATCCGCGTGAGCAGCGCCGACGCTCTCGGGGTGTCTCATCACGTGGACGCCAGATGCCGTGAGCACGTAGTGGTAGCCACAACAGAGGTACCCCCGCCGCCTGAAGTAGGCGTCGAGGGCTCTCGGTGTCGAAACGTCTTGTTTGTTTCGGGTGTGGACGATGATCTTGTCGGTCGTCTCACGAAGTCCTGTCCAAGGCTCCTCCCGGTGATGGACGGTGTAGTTATTCATCGAGCCACTCCTGTGGCACCGGCTGTGCCTTGGTGTACTTGGCGTACAGAAAGCCATGGCGCTCACACCACATGCCGTAGGTGGTCGAGGACTTCTTGCCGATCTTGGTGTTTGGATTGTTGAACACGAAACGAATATCGAGCTCAGGCTGTGAGGCCTTGATTAGAAGGTGCTTAGACCGGTCCTTGCTCGAGAACTGCCCCTTGCTTTCCAGTATGATGCCGTTGGGCAGAACGAAATCAGGGAGGTACAGCTTGCTGGTCTCAGGGACCGTGTACCTCACCTTTCCATCAGCGGGCTCGTAGTCGTACTGACAGCCAATGCTGTCGAGGTACGTCGCTATATCCAGCTCGAGCCCGGAACGATAACCTTCCTTCACACCCCGGCGGTCTGCGTATGCTCGACGCAGGCGAGGGGAGTGACGGACCATTAGAAGTCGTAAGCCTCAGCTTCAACGCTGGACGGCGTGGTGTCCGGGCCGGGATCCGCAAAGGTGCTGCCTGCTTCTGATACGAAGCCGCCGTCAGCCTTGGAGAACCCGTGGTCTCCGCCGCCCTCAGGTCCCTCGACCAGCTTGTGGATCTGGACCGCAGTGGGCTGTAGGCCGAGGCCTTTCTTGCCCGAGTATTCCCACGCCCAAACGTCACAGGCTACGGCCAGTTCAGAGCCGCCGTAGATGTTCTCGTTCACTTTGTTGAGGTTGCTGTCGTACTGGACGGGTCGGCGATCCCAGAGGTTGCCGTCCTTTGTGATGACGTTTTTGACCGAGCATTTGAACATGACCATGCCGGTTGGGTCGCCGTTGTCGTCAGTCTCCTCCTTCCAGAGACTGTTGTCGGCCTTGGGCAGGGCCTTGCCAAGTTCAGCCTTGGCGATCTCTTGAAGCCGCTTGATGACCGGAGCGGCCCTCTCATGAGATACAGCGACGTTGGCTTTGTAGGCACCGGCTTCGACGAACTTAGTGTCTGGCCGGTTGAGGTGTGGGAACCGAGCGATGCCCACGGGGAGTGTGATTTTCGTTAGTGTTGCCATTTGTTTTTCCTTCAAAATGGTTTTGCTGTGGCTAATATGACCGGAATTCAATCCGGCGATAGAACACAAGTGGGGAAGACTAGGAGAAGAAGAACTCGGACTGCGTGACGCCATCCAACTCCAGTGGGCCCAAAGCAGGGGGCTCAGGCAGCATGACGTCACTACCAGCGATCTCCTGCATGGAACTGAGCCAGCGGCGCAGGTGATCGTGTTCGGTGTAGAGGGTGACGAAGGCCTCCCTCAGGATCCGGCTGAAGTCAGCGCTGTCAGCCGCCGGGACACCGAAGCTGTCATGGACAAAGGTCATAACCGGCTGCCGCCCCTGCCGAGCACAGTGGTCCTCCCACAGCAGCGCTGTGAGGCGGAGGTGCGCAGCATCCAACGAGTGGATGAAGTTCGGCGGCATGCTGTTGCCGTGGTCCGTTGGGCTCTGGTCGTCCTTCTCCACAGTCAGACGTCGCAAACGCTGAGCACCCTCGAACGTGGTGTTCAGCCGGAGCTTGTCCGACAAGCCCTTCCGGGTGATACAGACCATGCCGTCTGGTAGGTCCCACGAGAGAGGGACGTGAGGATTGGCCCGAACCGTCTGCTTTGTGACAGCCTCGAGCCACTCCATAGCCTCGCAGGCTTTCGGCATGACCTCAGCCACAGCGTCCCAAATATGGTCACCGAGGAAGGCCCCGAGTTTACCGGCTGTCATGCCCTCAGGCAGCACGAGTGTACCTGCGGCAAGGACCTCCTTGATCCAAGAGATCGTGTACTCCCGGCAGCTCCTGAGTTTGCTGTTGTACGGCTTCGTCATGGTCTGTCGTTTCACCGCAGCCCTGTCGATCCCATGCTCCAATAGCAGCTCACGCATCTCGCGATGCAACACAGATAGGGAAGATATATCCAAGTTGCGCAGGATCTCGGTGACACGCTCCGCCACCAGACCATAGACGTCTTGCCGGTCGTGACCGGGGACGAGGTTGACCGAGAAGCCCCCCGCTGGGTCACGGAGGAGGGCGCTGTAGTGCTGGATCCCTGAGCAGGTTGCATCCGAGTAGCACGGGAGGGTCGAGGCGTAGCCATAGCCGTGCTCATGGAACAGGAAAATCTCACGGCAGGCCGCAAGGAACATGAACGGATGATCCGCCTCTTCCCAAAACCCGACGTTAGACCGCCAGTCCTGACCGATAGCCTTGATGGCCTCGAGGTTATCTTCAGTCCACTTGACCCGGCTGGCCATGCTGGCCTTGTCCACGCCCTCGTAGGCACCTTCAGTGGCACACTGCACGTACAGAGCGTTGAGCTGATCCTTCGTGTTGATCGCCACACCCCGAGCGAACTGGAGCATGGCCTTCTGAGCATCAGCACCCTGCGGTGAGACCCCAAACACAGCCAGCGGATACATGCGCCCCCTGCTGTCCATCACGTGTGGGAAGTACAGGTCACGGCCCGAGAGCTTGTCAGCTCCGAGTAGCGCAGCTTGGATCGCATACGTCTGGCTGGCCCTCTTGGCGTTCTTGTTCTCGGCGTCACGAAATGCCCTGATCCAGCGCTGCTTCGCCTCCTGATCGTCTCGAAAGTCATCAGACCACTTCGGGTACGGGACATCTTCGGACGCCGGGAGGCCTGCCAAAGGCTCATCCTGCTCGAGTGCCCAGCGCACAGCGTCACGGACGTAGTCGTTGATCCGATAGGGTACATTTTGCACTGCGTTGACCGCATCGATGACCTCCTGAAACGCAGGGCGGTTTTGGATCTCACCGTGAGTGTACTTGGTCATCCCCTTGACCAGCGGTGTCGTGGGTGTCTCAGGGTGGACGTAGGGACCGCTGACGAGGTTGTCCATCGACCATGGTCTAGGCGGGATCAGCATGGGCTCGTGAAGGGTCTCTCGCAGGGCGATACCCTCCTCAGCGTTGATGACCCACCGAACAAACTCAGGGTCCAGCTTGTAGTATTGCTTGTTGAGGTCTCGAGCCTTTGCGCCGACCGCAGAGGTGACCACGTCCCGACCAAGGCTGACGATGCCGGTGCTCAAGATCATGTGCTCCATTATCCACGCGCCGATGGCGATCCGGTCCTTTGGGGACCACTGGTCTTCGATGTAGTTGATGTTGTGGTGCTCCATCCGCCGGGACAACGCTCGCTCAGCCTTCGCTCTGGAAAGCTGCGAGGTCTTCTGCTGCTCGACAAAGTTCTTGAAGCTCAGGGCCGCAGCCTTGTGTGCCCACTTGGCCTTCATCTCAGCGTATATCCTCTTGGCCACGTGAGCCTCTACAGCCGTGCCTGAGACCGAGGTCGCTGCGGACCCGTTCATGACGTCGGCTGCGTTAGACCCCTGCCACTTCACCTGACAGTCCACCGTCGCTCTTAGAGCCACGTAGGCAATCGCCCGGGTGCTCAGCGGTTGTTTGTCGAAGAGACGCAGAGCCCGGTGCTTAGCGCCCGGGAGACCCTTACGTGAGATCAGCTCCCGGCCCTGCTCAAGGCTGGCCTCGAGCTTGTCCAGCAGAGCCTCAACGGCATAGCGCCCAGCCTGCGTATCACTGTAGGTCGCGTTGTCTCGAGCTGCCTGATGTCGCTTGAGGGTGCGCTGGTGGCTGTAGGTGCGTATGGTTTCCTCATGGTTGAGTTGATCAACCACGTCGTTGACTGAGGCTGCTGTCCCTTGGTAGGCCGATAGCAGAACGGACAGATAATCTGAGGGAACATTAGGGGTATCCATGGTTTGGTCCTTTTGTTGCGGCCTATATGACCGGAATTCCAAGAACCCGCTGTAACCAGATATGAACTAGACACGATGTGTGTTTCTATTTTGTTCACATCACCCCATGAAATCACTGGAGTTTTTCGAAAATGGACTGTCTAAACGCCGCATTTAGGGAAGAAGGTGTCCAAAACGCTTCTTTTAATCGTGCGGTGTCGAACAGTTTTTCCGTTATTTTCCAGAGACTTATGGGGTTGGTCGAACGGGCGGTGTCGAATGTTCAACGGTTGTCGAACAGGGTAAACGTCGGGCGAAAGGGTTGAAATAAGGTACTCAAGTCGCCCGACGTTCACGTCGCGTAATTATCAAGTTATCCACAGGGGGTCAATGCCTCTCCGATCAAAACGGTATGCGGGTGGTTTGGCCTGAGGCGATCTCGGCCTCAACTATCATCAGCTCTCGCTCTG